ACATCAGCAATACGAGCAGCAGTCTCAGCAGCAAGGTCAGCAGCAACATCAGAAATGTCTGATGCAAGAGCGGCGTCACCAGCAATACGAGCAGACTCTTCGTCGGCAAGGTCAGCAGCAAGAGCGGCGTCACCAGCAATACGAGCAGACTCTTCGTCAGAAAGATCACTAGCAAGTGCAACCTCAGCAGCCTCAGCACGAGCTTGTTCAGCATCAATCTCAGCTTGAAGTGCGACCTCAGCAGCCATTGCACGAGCTTCTTCAGCAGCAAGGTCAGATTGAAGTTCAGCAACATCAGCTTCAACAGCAGTTGCTCGTCCTTCAAGAGCGTCGATGTCAAACTCTGCACCGTTCAAACGACTTGTGTGAGTTGCATCAGCAGCTACACGAGCAGTTGTCTCAGCAGAAAGACCGTTCTCAAGATCAGTTACACGACCATCAAGCACAACATCAGCAGCTTCAAGAGCATTGATGTCAGATTCAGCTTGATCCATGCGAGTGTCAAGAGCAGCCTCAGCAGCCATTGCACGAGCTTCTTCAGCAGCAAGGCCATCTTGTGTTCCGTCTAATTCTGATTGAAGAGCAGCAACCGCAGCAGAGCGATTAACTTCTTCAGCATCAATATCAGCTTGGAGTGCAGCTTCAGCAGCACCAGCACGAGAAGCTTCAGCAGCTACAGCAGCTTCAAGAGCAGTAATATCTCCTTCAGCAGTTGACATACGACCTTCGAGAGAATCAATATCTCCCTCGGCACCTGTCATGCGATCTTCGATGTTGCTGAGGCGAGGCTCAAGGTCATTTACGACTTGATCTGCAACAGCAGCAATCTCTTGGTCAACATATGCTTTATTAGCAGCATCGCCTGATGCCGTTGGAGTAGCTACGTTTACGACTTTGTTAGAACCAGCGTCTACGTTTCCAGTAAATGCTACGGAACCGTCTTTGAGAATAAGTTCTGCGCCTTGGGCGAGTTTACTAAGCTCAATACCAGCATTTGCTGCTACTTCTGCATTAGTAATGGACCCCGACTTAATTTGTGTATTACCACGAATTTTAGTTAATGCCATTTTAAGAATTCCTTAAAAATATGAATTAAATGTAAAATATCCACCAAGCACTTATAAAAGCTTAATGAATACAATAGTATAGGTTTTGTGAAATAATAAGAATTATGAATATTTTCAAATATATTCAATGGTTACAGTTATTTATAACAGAACAATCCAAAAATACCCCAGAAATCCAAAAATATTTCCAAAATTTTCTAAAAGGCCCGTTTTTAGGGCTTTTTGGGGGTATTTTTTATTTAAATTAGTATGCCTGATTTACAAAAATTGACCCATACCACTTAGAGCCAAGGTATGCTAAAACGGATATTCTCTCTTGGAAATCTAATGGCCGGGCATATACAATGTGCTCAAAAATAAACCCCGAAGCACCATATGTCATCATCTTATACTGAGGAAACCCGCCCTGGTAGTTATAAATGTTTGGGGGTGGCTGGTTATCTGGATATGTTTCCGTATATGAAGCAAGAGATTCAACAAGAGTTGAGCTTGTTCTAGACGCATAGCTCAACACATTATTGGCATTTGCATGAAATGCGTGGCATATAACTCTTGCTGCTGTTGGCACAATATATTCATTTGCGGTTCCAATTTTGTAAGACCTTTTAATATCTCCTGGGCCAGTACCACCACCAACACCCCAAGTGCTGTTTAAATTTACCGCCATGTTAAAATATCCATCTGAGGTATCTTGTAAGCTTGACCCTATGGCTTGATATGCTGACCCTAGTGTTGTTTCGGGCAACATAACAGTAAAAATGGTAAATGATCCAAGTTCAAAATTACTATCATTTTGTAAACTAATAAAAGATGTTCCATCAAAATAAATTCCAGGAAGCCCATTTAATGCGTTTGGAATGTATGAAACCCCTCCAGGTGGCCCACTATTTCTTAAATAGTGCTCATTGTTTGTGTTTGCTTTATTATGCCATTCATAAACAAGTTCTCCATAAGAAGACACAACCTCATCAGATGCATTACGAATTGTAGAAACTTCATTTGCATCATACCAACCTAACAGCCCTTGAATTGCAATTCCACCTGGACCTTCAGGATATGGCCCAGATATTTCAAGGGTAGCACTATTGTAGTTGAATGTAGAGGAGCCTAATACTTTAACACTTCCTGCGTTATCTTTAATAATGCAGAATGATAGCATATCTAATTCAGATGTGGCTCTAGGAGAAAGCCCCTTGCTCCAGAGAACCCCATCTGCAATAGACGCCCCATCAACAGAACAGTTACTGCCGTATGTGTAACTTGTGTTTCCATCAATTACTACAGTTACGTTTGTTGCTTTTCCATTTGTTGCTGGAATGTTTGTAAAATTCCAAGTACTCACACTTGCTGTAAGTTGTCCTAAAAAGACGGTTCCTAATGAACAATCAATAGTTAGTGTGTTGCTTACTGGAGTTAAATTGGTGTTAAAATTATTAACAACAATATTTGTTGTATTTCCAGCCTCTGGTAGATTTGGTTTGTCTATAAGATCATTGTAAGATCCTGTGGTAGCAACCGTTGCAAGACCTGTAACAGTCGGAAGTGAGCTGTTTACCCAAACACTTCCTGTATAGCGCAACACTTGGTCGGTCTGTGGAGAAACTACAGCAACATCATCAAGACCATCTAATGTAGTTGGAATACTTGTAGGGGTGCTATTAACCCAATTAGTTCCATTGTACTTTAAGATTTGATTTGTGCTAAGTGACGTAATAGAAACGTTTTGAAGGTCTTCTAAGTTGGCTACAGTTTCGTTAGCAGAATTAATCCAAGAACTTCCATTATACTTAAGAATTTGTCCAGAAGATGGAGAAGAAACTGCAACATCACTTAAAGCATTTAAATCAATTGCTGATATAGAGGATTGAAGAGCAGCAATTTGGCTTGTGTGAGTCGAAGTTGTGGATAAGAGTGAGTTAATGTTACTTTGAAGTGCAGTAACGTCTGGTATAACTGGCTTATTTCTTAGATCGTTGTAATCGCCACTAAAAGTTCCTTCCACATCAGAATTAACCCAAGCCGATCCATCAAATTTAAGAACCTGTCCTTCAGATGGTATTTGAATGAAAACATCCGATAACTGAGTCAAAGCCACAATTGGCCCAGAAGAAATACCAGTAGCAACAGCTAACTCTCGACCCAAATACAAGACATAAAGAGCCCCTGGTGGTGGATCAATATTAAATTGAATCTTAGCGCCACCAGCATCCAAGTCATAATCAGAGCCTGGCTGCAAAACAGCCCCATTAGATACAACCAACAAAGACTCAGCACTACCTACAGTGTAGTTCAAATCAAAAGAAGTCTCAGAACCATCAGAGTTTAAAACCTGTTTCTCAAATAATCCGTATGGGTTATCTCTACCAATATATTTTCCCATATCTAACCCTATGTCTTAATAATAAAATTTAAAACTAAGTATGGAGATGTTGCAGAACCAGTTTGAGATGCCGTGCTAGTTCCAGAGCTTGTGTTATTTTGGAAATTTGTAGAAAGCTCATCATTTCCGTTTGCTGCACTGAATGTAACCGTTGTTCCAACTGCTCTGTTTACCAATGCATTCTTAGACACTCTAACTCTGTCTGCAAAAACTTCCATAACAATTGTATTTGTTGGGAAGCTATTGTCGGTTGAGCTAATGCTAGATCCAACAAAAACATTTGTAGTATCGCAGTAAATAATATTACTATCCTGCAACAATACTCTTGTAAGAGTTTTAGGGGTATTTTTTCTACCTATAGCACCAGTAAAATGGTCTGCTGCATGGGTGTGATACCCAACACTAGAGCTTTTATTTTTAACTCCACTTGAATTTAACTCAGGTAAAGACAACGCAGTAATTGTGTGTTTATGTTTTAAATCTTTATTTGATGTGCTGTTTGTGTTTATTGCACCAAGAGTAAATTTTTGGGCGGTATCGTTAATATAAAATGCGTGTGTATGGCTTACACTAGCACCTCCGGTAGAAAATGCATGTTGGTGTGCCCCACTCAATTGAGTTGCTGGACTATTATCCAGAGCACTATCTCTACTAATTGTGGTGCTAACTCTTGGGTATCCATTTTGTGCTGGAGTGCCAGATCGACCATATAAAGTATTTTGATGCGCTCCCCCAGAATAAACTGGGTCTGCTGCGGCGGCGGTTGTTGAACCACTATGTGTGTGATCTACACTCTCAGTTTTTGTATCAAATTTTGAAGATTCGCTGCCGTGGCCGTGAGTAAATTCGTGTCTGTGATTTAAATCTTCTTCAGATGTTGTAAATGTATCATGAGTATGAGCAAGGCTAGTTTCATGATCACCAGATTGCAATGAAGTCACAGCTAATGTTGATTGGGTCGATACCATCTCATGCACATGGCCAGGAATGGTATGTGTATGAGATATATCGTGAGTATGCGGCGCACCATCGTGGGCATGTCTGATGTTTCTTTCGGAGACATCTAATCCATCAGAGTCGCCCACGAGCGTATCTGAAGATTTTCCAATTGGAAATCGTTTTCTTAAATCTGGAACTTTAAATCTTGTGCCAGTACCACCAAATTTAGTTCCAATAGCTGTGCGCAACCCCTCAAGAGCTGGTGTAGTAGAAACGTCATATTCTTGACCGTCACACAATAACCACCCCTCTGGTGCAGTATCTAATGCGGTCATAACAATAGTTCCGGTTGGAGAACCAACTTGTGATACTGGAACATTATTAATTGTAGTAGCAGTTAAATTTGAGCACATTACATTGTCAGCTACCACCAGAGATGCGTTTACTGTATCTGTAGAAAGACTGCCTTCGGGTGCCTCAATGTTAAAAAATCCACTTCCACTACTTGGAGTAATTTTTAGAGTTGGTGTTCCAGCTAGTGTAGTAAACCGTTGTTTAATTCCATTTCCATCAATAACAATATCTGCGTTATTTCTGGTTAATAGAGTTTGTGTTTGTGTTGTGATAATATCAAAAGATTCTGGTGATGTTTGACAATTTAAAGTCAATGCAGTTAAAACAGAAGATAATTGAACCTGCATTCCTGCATTAGCATTTTGTTGATTTTGAAATAGTATCTGACCATTTGCTGGTGTTGTTATCTTTATATCAGAATCCTGCATTTTAATTGCAGGAATTGCATTACCAGCCAAGTCTTTAATTCTAATAGCTTGATTATTTTCAAGTAATATGTTGCTACCATTTACGCTGTCATCAGCCATCTTTGCCAGGGTTACAGCATTATCAGCAAGACGCTCTGTTGTTACAGCTCCATATGCAAGCTTATCAGTAGTAATAGATCGATCTAAAATTGCTCCTTGACCCTGACCTGGGGAAAATACTGCCCTTCTAGAGATTGTGCCCAAACCAAGGTGCCACACTTTTACTTTTGTGCCTAATGACAACCCAGACTTAAACGTGATGGTTTGTCCATCTTCTTCTAAACTCCAATCACCCTCTAAAAACCCTGATGTAATATCATCACCATCGGTTATGACATTATCAACAAACACTAAAACGGAGCGTGAGCTGGGAATAGTTTGACTTAGAACAAATTGAGTTTCGCCGTCTACTACTACGGTAAATCTATCACAAACAAAATTTCTTAAATTATCACTTAATTGTTCTGGACCAACCGACTTTGCTGAGGGAACAAAGTTATATGTTGCATCTCCACGATGTAACACATACACAACATCCAACTCTGTTGGAGGTTTAGTAAATCGAATTACTCGATTTTTTTCAGATAGAAGCCCACCATTTTCAATACTGTAATCGGCCTCTGGTTCTAATACTTCCCATGGGGCATAGAATCGTTTATTGAGAGTGATGGAGCCACCAGCTTCTGCAACAAGATCTGGATTTTCGAGAACAAGCTCTAGCGCATTACCATCATAATTCTTTTCAATAACAAGAACAATTTTGTTATTATATTCATTTGTTGCGCCAGAAATCTCAACAGAGTCTCCATCATACGACGATGATTGTGGAGTAACATCATTTAAGGTGGCAATCAAATCAGAATCAGTGGTGGAAAGAGCTACTTTATATCCACTGGCATAGTTAGAATCTAATGTCTTAGTGAGTGTTAACAAACTACAATTTTGTACCAGAGGGGTGTTAACATATTGACGGCGAAGAACCATCACATTAGCATCATAACCACCAGGTACTTCTTGAGAAAGCAAAAACTGAGCCTTATATGTTCCATTTGCGTTTTTAACTGGAACAATATCGTCTCTAGTATTAGAGGCAAAAATTAATGGAGTTTTTGCGTTTCCAATATAAGCCATTGTCTATTCCATTAATATGTAGGCTCTAAATTAACATTCTCTACAAGAGACACGATTACATCCACAGTCTTTCCTGTAGTGTCACAGACAACCTTAAGCTTATCAGCTTCTTCTAGGACTATTTTTTGGCTATCAATAACTTGGAGAGAGGAACCAACAGGCACAGGGGCATTTTTTACCAAGAACACCTCAACACCCTGAGATGAGTCTTCGACAGATACGGATACCTGAACACCAGTGTTGCTAGTGCAGGCAATGTCACACTGTATGACATAAGACCCAGCAGCCGGAGCTGTGTAAATTGTGGTAGATGTGTTTCCAACATCCTTCTTTACTGCATTTTTGAACTTACCTAGCATTGTCATACACTTAGCTCATTCCTATAGAAAAAATTAATGATTGTCTCTTGTAAAAATGGGTAGCACTGTGTGCCTTATTAAGACTATCAACCATGTTTGGCATCTTAACAAAGACTGGGTGTAGAGTTTGAGATGATGTTGAATAGGTCGGATATGGCGCACTACCGGAGTATTTTTTCTTAGCAGTAATTTGAGTATCACTGTCTACACTAACAACCTCTAACAAATAATTAACAAGATCGTTGTGAGGTGAAGTTGGAGTTTGAGTAAACATCAAACAAATCAAATCTGTAGCTTTTACATCTCGTAAAAACTTGGTAGAAATACCAACAATCTTAACATCACCATTAGGTAAAGTCTGTGTGAAAGCTCCACCCTGAATGGGCATAGCAGTTAGAGTTGTTGGATTGGGTTGATAGATCTGTGGGTTGAGGCGGTTTAGATCGCCTTGTTCGGATGAAATGACATTAGTTTTTTGAAGCCAGACTTCAAAGCTGTCATTTTCATAATTAACTGTTTTTTGTTCCAACGTCTTTGGTGCCATTTTTTAACAATTCTAAAATTTGATTAATCCCAGATTTTAACTCTCTTACTTCAGATTCAAGATTATTTAGTCTTGTTTCATGTGCTTGTTTTTGTGCCATTTCTTGCTTTTTGGTTAACTTTTTCTTCCTATACTCTTGGTATGCGGCATCATCATCATGCACAATACCATTTGTTTTTGGATCTCTATAAAATTCAGGAAAGTCTTTAGCCCTAAGCTTCATACTATTCATCCAACACAATCATTCTAAAGTTCTTAATTTTTGGACACTTGGCGGCATTACCACCCTTCATAACAATCTTACATTGAACGCCAACAAATCCTAACAAGCCTTCAATTGTAGACTCATAAGACGAGTATACAGTGCCAGTTGGATCTGGATCTGGAGTCTTGTTTTGTAAAACTCCATTAATATCCACATTAAATGGTGCTCTAACCCACAATTCATCTTCTATAGAGGTTGTGCTGTTTGGCTTCTCAAGTCTGTAGTACAGTTCCAAATTACAACTTTCATCTCTACTAGCATCAAATGTAACTTTTAGTGCGTTTGAGACACGAGAAACAACCAACTTCTTACAAACATACTTGGCAGAGCAAGACCCACCTTGAGGAGCAATTTCATCAATAAATCGGTCTTTTTGTGTCAATGTAAAATCATTAGCTTCTCTTCCTGCACCAACGTTAGTTTGGATATCCAAAGTAACTTTGCAGTAGCATGGTTGAGAAACATTGCTTGAGTCTTTTAAGTCGGAGTCTGGAGTTGTGTTTGATGGTGTGTACTCAACCTTAAGCACTCTAACATCTTCGCAATTTCGTCTTGCAACTATAGTCCCTTCGTCAGTAATATCAGTTGCTCCAGCAATTGTTACCAACTTACCAACATCCAACAAACTGAGCTTCTGTGCAAGTTGTAAGTTGTCCGTCTTAATAACAAGGTTTTCTGGATTTGCTACAACTGTTGCATTTGTTAATTGTGGATTGAATGCAACTTCTGTTCTGAAGCTGTTTGCACTTAATACCTCAACAACTCTAACGGTCTGTCCACTGCTTGGGTCAAATACAAGAGTTCCTGGATTTAACCGAGAACGTAAATCTTGGGGAGGATTCTCAAGATCATTAGTAACAATGGAGCCTACGGAACTAAAAGTTCCAGATAACTCTCCAGTCGATGTTGAGAAATGAACTTTACCACCAGCATCATCTGAAGCAGTAAGAACATTTAAAATATCAAACTCATCATTAATATTTTGTGCAGTTTGTCCAGAACCCACAGGAGCATCTAAACGATTTAAGGTTAGAGCTGCGGTAAATCTGGATTGATCTAAAACTGGCGATAAGTTTGGATTGGAGCTACCCAATATAGCAGTTACAATCAAAGACTTTTTGGTTAAGTTAAATCCAGCCTTTGTTGTATCAGCCAAGTCCTCATTCAAACGTGCGTTAATTCGCATAGAATCATCAAAAAATACCCTCTCATTCGGAGTAAAGTTGATGAATGGTTGCTTGGTCTTAACCAATTCACCATTGTTAATTCCAGAACTAGCAGTTGTTACCATCTTCCACTCTACGGAAGTAGTTGGTGGAGCAAATGGATTGGTGATGATAGTGATATCTTCAAACCGTCTGTTATCAGTAATAGTAGCCGTAGAGCCACCAAGTCTTCCTGTGCTAGTTGCAAAGTATCCAGTTGAAGCTCGTCTAGTTGTGTCTGCACAAGCAACTATTGCGTGGTCAATCTCAGTTCTTGTAACAACAAGATCATCAAAAACGGTCTTCAAAATTCCTTTGATCTTTGGAGCTGCGGTAGTCCCACTATCAATAGGTGTGGTAATATTGGAAATGCGAACCTTATCTCCCTTACTGAGACCATGGTTTGGCAATACAACTCGGAAGAATGGAGAGTTTGCAACAACCTCAATACCATCAGTAAAGATGCCTCTATCAAACAACTCTTGATTTACGAAATCAATTTCAGCCGTCTTAGAAATATCAAACAATGCCTTATGTAAGTTAAACTTACAGGTTATAGTGTTGTCGATAGCCCAACCACTTGCATTATGTGACTTGTAGAAGTTACCATCTTGGTATACCTGAGTTCCAATCTGCTCATCTGTTCCAATTTTGTAGTTTGGAAGACCAGATTTAGCATTAAACTTAGGATTCTTATCATTGTCTTGTCCAATTTGTGCAACCCAAACCTCATATTCATTGCTATCAGATAGCAATACAAATGAGTAATCTTTGTTCTGCTCTAAGAAAATAGGAGAAGCAAAAGTGAATCTGGTTGGCACCATGTCTAATGCCATATCAGTACTTCTGAACGGAGTTCCACTAACAATCTGATTGCTGGTAGCTCCTTTTTCAAGATTTTCAGACTTCAACGTGGTTGTGGCATCCCAAACATATGCTTCAGGATTATTTTCTGGAACTTTACCGCCCACATTTCCAGTAACTGTAAGAGTCTTAAGAGACAAATCAACAAAGTTTGTGACTACATCTCTAGCCTGCTTGGTTACAACACCAAGCTTTCCAGCAGGAAGAACTTCAATTGGCATCCCATCTCGAACAGATCTAAGCTCAAGAGTGATTGGAAGATCTGGATTGATACCAATACTAGATGGTTTAGTGAAGAAGAACACATCTATTGCAGTAATGAAACATCCACCATCTTCTCTAATTTTAAATGTCTGTGCAATTGGGTCACGTCTTTCTGGAATAGACTCACTATAAACTTCTCCAGTAGCCGCATTAATTGGAGCGCCTGTGGTAGCAACAAGATTGGATGTGACTTCAAACATTCTAGTTTGAGATACTGTATATTGTTGAGTATCCAACCAACCAGTTGACGCAAACCTAGCATCACCTATAGAAGTATTTTGTGCTAATGGATTTGGGAACTTAGCATTAACGGATGATGTAGTAAGACGGAAAATAGCATCTCCAGTCTGGAATTTCTTAGACTCCTTAGATGGAATCTTAAACACACCCTTAGTGTTACCTCTAACATCTGCTTTAAGAGGATCGCCATAGGTATACTTGGTAATACGGACTGTAATGGGATTTGTAGATGTTAAAGCATCTTGAGTCATTTCTGCGGTATTTTTTGGAGAAACTTTTAATGTTCCTGCATTAACCACCTGAACTACTTCAAATTTTCTATTTTGATAAACTAACTCAGCCCCAGCTCGAATATTAAATGTGTTACCACCAACAGCAGAGTTAAATGTCTGGTTTGTGCTACTGCTGTGAATTGAAACGGTATTTTCAGATGCTGTAACGGTAAAATCGACCCAGCCATCTGCTGGTGTTGGTCTACAATCTTCAGACACTGCAACATCATCGAAGAATGCATACAGAGCCGCATTAGGCATGAAGCAATTTCCTTCAAACTCAATCTCTCGTGAACGCATCCATTGGATTTGTGATGAGTTAATGAGAGTGAGTGCTCTTTGCTCTGCGCTCCAACCAAGGTCTTTAACCTTTGTCTCCAACCCCATTCTAATTTCATTTCCAGTAATGGTGGTTGTGCTTCGTAATTGTTGGCTCACATAAGAGCTTCTTCCTGTTGGAACACGCTGACCAGCATTTGCATATGGTTGTGGTACAGTGACCATAGCTGGCCAGTCTTTTTTCTTTCTTCCAGGATAAAGTTTAGAAAGAACATCATGCCCAGCAACTTTCAAAACTTCTCTTCCAGTCGGCTCGTATGCAGATTGTGGTCCTGGCCCAGTCCAGTTATTAACTGTTGTGTTGTAGTTAATGCTTGTTCCAGTAGGACCAACCATTGCCATAGCAGCATCAAATCCTGATGAATCTTGAACTTTAATCTCTGGTAAAAGATTCGTCTCATGCCACTCGTCTGACCATGGACTAAGAGTTACATCACCCACAAATGACTGTACATTGAATGGGTTTACGTTGATGGTCTTACTTGCAAGTCCTTGTCTTATGAAGATAGATGCTGAGTAAGGAAGTGTGAAAAGGTCCCCAGTCTTTTTATATGGTCCAGATGTCTTTGTGGATCTGTATGTGTCTGGAGATGCTTCATCTATAGCACTTTCATACAAACTAACTGCTGATGTGTGGATTAATGGACGAACCGTTTTGTCTGATGTATCAACAGCACATCTAAAATCTAAAGATCCCAAATCACAAACGTCAAATGAACCAAAATTATCAGCCAAGAAACCATTCTTAAATCTGGTGTCTCCGTTTGCATTAGTGATGTTCAATGTTGCCGTCTCTACCTCAAGCAAAGTGAGTGATGTGTAGTGCTCAAGGTTCTTGATGCGGTTTTCCAACTTTTCAATATCTCTCATCGTATATCGACGATTTTCAATTGGACGAATTGAAACTGCCTTAGATGAGTAGGTATATGGTTGAAGAGTAAGCTCACAGATAGTCATTCCGTCAGCATTTTCATCAGCAGGAAGAGGATTAAATGCTGGTGTGCCTTGGCTCAACTCAAACGATTTGGTTTTGCTATTAAGAATAATCTTGTCTTTACGCCCTAAGAAGGTGTAATAATTACAAGTAAAGTTATCAATAGAAATTCTTTCAACTGAGTCTGTAATCTTTTTTCTAAAATCAATACAGTTAGCAAGATTGTATGCAGTTCCATCAGACGCAACATACGTTGGAATTTCATCGTAGCTCATATTGGCTTTAGTACCACGAACCTTATATGAATCCACAGAGAAGAATCTTCCACCATCATTTGTGTGCTTAAAATAGTCAAACTCAACTCTAACTCTTCCTGTTGGTCTAGAAACACCAGGACGTAAAGTTACCTTAGCAATGTCATAGTAATAGTCTCTCTGACCATCATCCAAAATGTAATTTGCAGTAATATCTCTTTCGCCATTTTGAAGGGTATTTTTTCCAGAAGGTTCTTGACCAGATAAGGTTTGTTCTATTACTCTGGTAATGCGAAGAACATCTTCCATGTGTAGAGAGATTTCTGAAGAAACGTTTCCATCCACTATAACAACTCCACCACCATCTCCACCGGACGTTACTGGAGTTCCGTTGTTTGAAACAGTAAATGTAGACTTATAAATGTTTGTTGTAGCATCAAACGTTGCTGCTTGTAACGTTTTGCTTCTTTCTTTTGCTTTTGCAATAACAACTGGAGCAATTACTGTATATTTTGTTGGGGGTGCTGAATTGTCTTGATTAACCCAAACGGTAAGATTTGTTGCCCCCTGTTGAATAGCCGCAGTATTGGCATCAGCAGGCTGAGAGCTTCCACTAATAACACGAAGCCAGTTTCCTGTTGTTTCATTAATAACAACATAGTTATTTGAAAAGGCTGAGAATGTTTCATCTGTGCTAAGAACTGAAGATAGTGTAATCTTATTGTTTGCAACCTGTTGTGCAGAAAACACTCTTGGTACAGTGTAGGATGCTGAATAGTTTGTTTTTGTAAGTGGCGATGATAATGGTGCGTCACCACCATCTCTAATGCTGGCAATGTATTGGTCTGGAAGTTTATATACAATTGCACTTTCACTCGAATTAGATTGTGGAAGAGCAAACATGTATGTAAACGAAGAACCATTAGTCCACGTCTTAGCTTGTTCAATTGCACTGCTAGTAGATTGTGGGTTTGGAGTGACTTTTAATATTGTGTCGGATGTTGGTTCTTCTGTAACTTGATACAGAACATTTCCAACTTGAATTAAATCACCTACAGTAAGCTTTTCAACAGCATCATTTTTCCACTTCGTTCCAGTACCATACAAAGTATTTGCTGCTGGTGCGTCAGATGAGTTTTGTGGAGTTCGAGAAACAGATCCACTCAATGACAACTGTGATAAGACAGCATTTGCATAAAAATCTGTGGCTGCATTTGATGTGGAGGCAGCTCTGAAAGATTTAACTTTCTCCAAGTCTTTGTTGTCGTCTAGATTAATATCATAAAGATATAATCTATACTTACCGGAGTTTGTAGTTCCAGAAACGCCCTCGAAAAAGTCAACAAACAACATCTTTGCTGTTCCAATTTTTGTTCCAGCAACTTGTCGTGTTGAAGTGTTGTATGGTGCATCATAGAGTTCTACTGTCTGATGTGTGGTGAAATCTATTGAACCATTAACATCAGTGACTACAATGTGAGTGCCAAGAGGAGTAAAACATGTCTGATTTGTTTTGTATGTTACAGATTGTGCTTTTGGTATATCTACAGTTGCTCGGGCAAGCTTTTGAATTTCATAACCCTTAACATAAGCCTTTCCTGGATCAATACGAGCACTAATGTAAGAGCGACAAAGATTTTTAAACGAAGTTAACTCTGTTCCATCGTAGGTAGAACCTGGCAAATAAACTTGTGGAGAAGTTAGTGTTGGATGTTTACAATATGTCTTAAATCCAGATGGAACATCCGACTTATTCAAATTAAACTTACTTTTAGCTAATGCTTCTGCTTCATTGATAGTGTATGCGTAGAATTCGGTCTCATCATGCACACCATTGTTGTTACCTTCTCTCAAAAACTCTCGAACACTAACAGCAAACGGCGTAACTGTGTAATCACCAGATTCGTCATATGTACGTCGAGCAAGAGTGCTTTCAATAGGACCATATGCAGCAGTGATAACTTTATATGTTACTTCTCCTGCGCTAACTGAAACCAATTCAATGAAGTTTTGATCTTGTTTTGTCTCATCAAGCCTAATGAGTTTCTGTTCAAGTTTTGCATCAATGTGCAAACGGTCTGCTCCTGGAGCAGAGTAGTTTGGAGCACCAAGAGCAACATCTAAAAGGTTAGGATCTTCTTCAGATGTTATAAAAGATTGTGTCATGCTTAAGCCGATAGAAGCCGTTGGCTTGTTATCCCACAAATTTTGATTTTCAACCGAGTCTGGGTTGATAGATGGCGTGACAAAAATTGTCTGCTTTTCTACATACACGAAGAAGCCACTGTAGAAATATACTCCCTCTTCTACAGTAACTGAAGCAATGCTTCCTGTCTTCTTTTGAATTGTTTTATCGGGGAGGATGGCTCCAGGAATAGTTGCTGCTAATGCTGGAGTAGAATCTACTACAGAAATAGTGTCATTTGGATAGAACACTAAAGTTAATCCATCGGTAGATGCCTTAGTGTAAGACACAAACAATCGAACTTCCCCCAACACATCTACTGGACGATAGCCAATAACTTTAGCTTCAACACCAGCCTGATTTCTAACAACCTTATTCAACCAGTTATTTTCAATTGCAGCATTAGTGTGTGTGAGAGAGTTTTCAGATTCTGCTAACTTGAAGAATCCATTATTAGCTGTGTATCGAACTCCATTTTCTGTGGCAGGAAGAACTTGAGAACCATCTTTAAAAATATGAGAACCAAGTCTTTCAATCTGCTTTTGAAGAATAGACTGAAGTTGTGTTAATTCTCTAGCCTGAACAGCTTTTCCTGGTTTGAAAAGGATTTGATAGTAGTTATCCTTCTCATTGTAATCGTCGTAATATGGAAATTGATTTAAGCTAATTTTTGTCATAATTTTTTCAAAAAATCATTTGTAAGGTATTTAGCCTTAAAATTCTACGATAGCTTTAATATCTTCTATCTGGTCTGGTGAGCGCAGAATAGGACGACGATTTTCCAAATACAAAATTTCTCCAGAAAATTTTAAAACTTCTTCATTGTATACATCCAATACAGTAGCTTGGGCATTGGATGTTTGTCCTTTCACAAGAACAGTTCCACCGCCAACAAGAGACGTGGTGTTTCCAAGAGTTTTAAAGAATGACATATATGAAATACCAGTTTCATTAGTGCTGGCTGCATATTCCAACACTTTTCCAGCCTCAACCCAAGTTGTTCCACCGTTTGTGCTCATCAAAATGTTTTCGTCTGGCTGAAATGCGCTAGAAGATATGTTTGAAAGACGCACTCTCTTTGTTGCATTAAGAGTGTTTGCTGTTGCTAATGTTCCATCAGCATTTTTAACATCTCTAATAATTCCAATCTGTCTATAATCATTATCAATTGGGAAATCCCCAGAGCCTTCTTGGTATGCCAATTTTGCAGAAAGCATTACATAATGTGCGCCCAAATCTTTCTCAATGTCTTTTCCTAATCCTTCTGCTGGACTAAGAACAGCTCTAACCTTAGCTTGAATTCCACCAACAGCTTGAGCTGAGTTTGCAACAACAGTTGCATTTACAAAACTAGCATTTAAACCACGCTCTAGTATCTTGATAGACTTGAGTTTCCCATCTTGTACGATAGGAAGAATTTTTATTGCAGGATTGCTATCCGATTGAATTGCAATTTTTGGTGTAATAGTATATTCAGATGTTAAATCATCTACAGCCCATGGACCATTTACAGTAAGCTCTCGCTTTCCATTGCTGGTATTGTATGCAACAATATCATATGCCTTTCCTTCATCTGCACCCGCAACAATATGAATTTGTGCGCCAACATAATATCCTTCAACGTCAGATGGAGGAGTTCCATCAGGAAGTGCAGTTAATGTTGCAGTTCCGTTGTTGTTTACGTTGCTTGCATTTGTGAATTTGCCTTTGTGAATCTTTGTGTATCCACTTCCTGGATTATCAATGATGAAAGACAACACCTGGCCTGGTTTAGCATTAAACTCAACCTGCCATTGAAATGAAGAATCATTTGGAATATTTCCAAGAGTACGAACTGGAATCCAACTGTCAGTCAAAAATTTTGCAGCATTTGCAGAACTTACTGATCCCATGTACTTCCAGACGTAGCCATCCAAATCTCTATAATCTAACACATTAGTGTAATCATCAGTCCAAACTGGCTTAACTGTGCTCTTTCTTCCACCACCATTCTCTAAACAAACAAAAATGTGATGGTCGTCAGTTAAAACATAAAACGAACCAGCATATGCATTTGCAGTATTAGCAGCTAAAGATTCTGCTGGAGTTGGGTGGTTGTAAAGGTTTGCATCTCTATCATCAAAAGGAACGTATATGGTCTTTTGAGAACCATCCCAATCAACTCTAGGAATAACGAGCGTTCCATCTATCTGGGCTATTTTTTTGAGACTCAACATCTCATGCCACACTTCTCGCTCTTCAAGAAGAGTATCAGCTGCTACTGGTGGATTGTTTTCTGATGCGGTGGTGGAGCCCCATGGAAGAGCTTTTCCTACAAACAAATAGTGATTTCTATCACGAACGTGCGCCCCAGAATATTCTATAAGACCACGAGGAGCATCATTTTTAATTTGAGTGTTGCTATCTGAGTTTGTTAAATCGGTGATGCGAGGATCAAGTCGCCATTGAAACGACAAGTGCGCTGATGCAACTCTTTCTTCTGGATTGACATTCACCAAAGAAATTGCGTCAGTAAGGCGAAGTGGTGCGCCATTTCTCATTCTTGGATGTTGTGCAAAATTTTCTAGAAAATCTTTTGCATTTTGAAGTCGGAATCTATTTTTTATAATTGCTGTCATAATATTAGTTTACCTTATTATGATATTTAGTTGCTTGTTATTGCGCAGTTTCCAAAAAAGTTTTCAGTGAAAATAGATCCAATTTTGACAAACGGCTCTTTTCTAATAAAGCTGTCTGGCATCATATTTATTGACACCCAAGGAGCGTTCTTTTCTAGGTCTGATGGTTTCATATGGCCAAAATGTGCAATAGGTGAGGCTGCCTTTTGTGCGGAAAGATCGTAATAATCTCCATAATAGTCGCCATTAACCCCCCGCATCTCATCATTTGCATCATATTTTTCAAATGGTTTATAATTATATCGGTTTCTGTATAATGAATATTGATTAGCACCAAGCCCAAAAGATTTTGGATTTTTCAAGATGGTGTGTCTCAACGTGGTTTCAACATGAATGTTAAATTTGCTGTTTGGTGTGTGTAAAGTAACCTGTCGTTTTGTTGGAAATGGTTTTTGTTTTGGATTTTTGATGTTTGTGTTAAGTCTATTTTGTATTCTGACACCACCAAAATGTTTTAATCCAACTGGATGCAAGATCTGTCTAAGTAGTTCTTTATATTGTGTTAATGCCTCAGACACATATGTAACATAAGAGAATTGTTGATAAAAATGCCCATCTTGTAGATATTTGGAAGTACTTAAATGCCCCTCTTCATCCAAATAATATCCAGGATATTGAGTAGTTGACCCCATTTGCACTATTCCAATAGCCACTGTTCTGTCTGTTGGAGTTGTATCAATAAAAGAATCTAGATTGTTTTCAATAGTTTGTTCGGGTTGGCTGAAATCAATTACAGGAACTTCGTCTTTACTGTATCCCAAACCATACGCCATTACGGACAATTTTTGGATTCCACCATTAGAATCGACCTTTTCGACTTTAACTTTACCGCCAGAGCCCTTTCCTACAAGGCTCACGATAGGAAAAACGTCACCCACTCGATAGCTCGACCCATTATCAATAATCTTAACAGAGACTGGTATAGGACTTATAATTGCCCATACAGCAGGGACAACCGACCCATCTTCCAAAACTGTGGTATTATCCGACTCAACCTGCTCCCCTGGCCCAAATGTTCCAGTTATGCTAGATTGATTCAATGTCAACTCATATCCGCTAGTTCCACCGGAAGAGATTCCAAAAACTCTTTCTACCGTAGCAGTACAATTCTTATTAAGACCTCTAATTCGCTGTCCAACAAGGTCTGCAATATTACCCTTAACATTTAAGATACGAATGGTCTTATTTTGGACCCACTTACCAGAAGATGCTCGTAGAATATCAACTCGTGGATAGTAGAACTCAACATTTGAATTAAACAGGATTCTAAAGAAAAACTTATAGGACTTCTCAGTTCCCTTTGCTCTATAGAACTGTTTGATATGTTTCAGGAGTATTTTTTTGTCTGCTAAAGCATCTCTTGGAATTTGTGGAAGATATTCTTTAAACAAATACTCAACAAACTCATCTACTGATGTATCAATGTCTCTATAGTTCTTTAATCTTTTGGATTCGTATAGGACATTTCCTTTGGTCTCCAACCACTTGTAGTATGATTCCACAAACGCCAAAAATCTTGGGTGCTCTTCGCTAACAAATCCTGGGAAGTGAGATGCGATGAGAATGTTATTTCCGGGGCGATCATTAATTTGAGCAATTGATGGTGCAGAAACGGACTCTTTACTTACAATTCCGTATGCTAGAATGTTTTTAAATGCTGGGGTTGGTACAGAAACTGAAGCCGTTATTGAGACGGTTCTGACAACTCGTTTAACAAAGAAAGTCCCAAATGCCTCAGATGATGGTATTGGAGCAAGTTTTTGTAGGCTTCTAAAATCTTCTTCTGATGGAATTCCAAGCCCCCCAAGTTCAATGATACCTGGTTGTTCTGTAATCACCAAACTAGAGCTATCGTATACAGCACCATATCCAAATTCTGCACTATCTCCTAAAGATGGTGCTGTGACAATGAGTACGACACTTGTTGATCCAAGCTGTTCAGAAGACTCAATACCACACAAATTTAAATCAACAACTGTACTCATGTTTTTTATGAGATGTTAGCTCTAAGTAAATCTACAACTTGCACATTAATGTCAGAATCATCCAAAAGAAGTATTTGATTTCTCAAAGCAATAATATCATTAATAGCTGGGGTCACAATCAAATCAATATAGTTTAGTCCGTTCGGAATGCCCGTGACTAACAAGTTTTCAATAGTAATTTCTCCCGTCTTGTAATTTACAGTACCTGCATTTGGCTGGATTACAATTTTTTGTTGGTTGGAGAGATAGTAGATGTATAATTTACCTTGCCCATTGTCACTGATATACACCATCAAACCATTGTATAAAAATCCAGTACTATTAACGGAGGAGATGTTGTTTGTTGCATCACCAAGGTCTATTGGATTATTCAAAGTAAAAGAATATTTTGAAAGCACATCAAAAGCAGGAACTAACCGATACTTCATCTTGATTTCTGTTAAATTGCTTTCAATTGAAGAGTCAACAGAATCAATCTCCTTAATGAGCTTTGAATATCTAAAGTCTGCATCAAATCCAACTAAATTCTGATTTCTATACTCTTTGATTTTATTAACAGCAAGATTCTTAATGTCGTCTTTGTTTTTTGTAGTTTTGTTGGAGAAGTAGTTAATTTGTGATGAAATTTGAAGCCCCAAATACGCTGGCTCAACCAACTCTACTTGAATAGACAACACACTTCTAGGTTTGATGTATGTGTTGATGATTCGTGCTTTTTCTTCTTCGCTAATAGTTCGGCCAGTATCTGGTTGAATTGCACAAAAAACTTTACCATACACTGGAGGAACGTTCTCCTCACCACCCCACACTCTCAAGTGTTTGATTGATGGGATTTCTCGTTTGAGTAAAGTCTCATAATCAGATTTTGTTACAGCACGATTTTGTGTGTTGTAGACCTTTGGTGCAAAAAATTTGATTTGATCGAGTGTTTCTTGAGCTTGATATGCACCAGCAGCTTGAACCAACTTCAACACCACAGACTGTGATTTGACTCCACCCAAAGAGCCAGATACTTTAAACGACGTTGCTTTGTTAGCTTGATTGCCACTAGCAACAACATAATCAACAATTACAATGTTTCCATCAGCCAATGCTTTACCCAACACGCCATCGCCAAAGACAATCTCGTATCTTCCGTTTGATACTTCTTGTGTATAGTAGATGGTGTTTGTTGGGTTAAGGGTGTTTAGATCGTTAAATGGCAAAAAACCTGTAGTGTTATTACTCTGAGCAGAGTCTTGCACACTAACTTTTACCATCGACATATCTACATTATTATTTGGAATAATGAATCTTTGTTTAACTGGAGTGGTGTTATCAACCGTCCAACGGTGAGTAAATCGTTTTCCTTCAACAAACTCTACATTTGTTGCTGTAAATGTTGCAGCAACAACACTCTGTCCATATGCATTAGTTGAATACGTCAGCTCTGGATTTTCAACGTAAGTGGATGTGACTGGACTGAAATCATATCGAACGCCATCAACAACACAATAAATCTGGTCTGTTGGTGAGATTAGAAGAGAAAATGGCAAAGAGCTGATGTTCTCGATTCTTTCAGTGACAGTCAACGTGATGTCCATGCGAGTTCTGAGAGCATGAACCGACCGAGGAACAAAGCCAAGATGCTTGGCGTGTGATACTACACTTTCTCGTAGACTTGCACTATCCAAAAACATCTCACTGGAGAGCATGTTTAAGTAAAAGCCATTGTATGCTGTGTTATATGCAAGAACATCCAATAACGTTGATATGGCAGAACCCTCAAAGTTATAGTCTTTGAATTGAGTTTGCGATTGTAAATATGCCTTTAGATTTTGTTTTATTTTTGCAAAATCCAATTCAGCAAATCTAATTTCAGCCATACTATCTCAATCGCTCCAAGAAAAAGTCCACAGAAATTACTTCAGATGTGTTATCAATAGCAATTACCATAAAAACGTCATATCCATTCTCATCCTCATTAATTGTAACTTTTAGTTCAATTATTGAGGCTCGTCTCTCATATAATTTAATTGTGTCACGAATGAGCAATTCAATACTCATCTTTGTCATTGGATTTATGGGCTCAAATAACAACTGCTTTAGATTTGCGCCCAAGTTGGGGGCAAATGGGCGCTCAAAGTGCTCCGTATATAACAAATTTCTAATTGCTCGTTTAACTGCGTCTGCATTTTTTAATGGAATAATATCCCCATTCACAGGATGTGGGACAAAATCCATGTTTATATCCGAAAAAACATTTTCAAGAGCATCAGACTTACTAGATCCCCGCAACACACTATTTTTGGTGCTTGGTTTTTGCAGGTTACTGTAGGCAACGTCTGATATGCCAGTTTGATCTAAGTCGTCTGAATCTGTCATGCACACAAATATTAAAAAACTATTAGATATTTATACCAGTTAAATGGAGGGGCTGGACAAAACCAAACGGCTAGTTATTTGGTTTTCTAAGGTTCATTGGAACCTTGTCATTGAAGGGGGCTGGTGGGAAACACTGGTGTCGAACCGAGCCATCCAAAATTAAGCTCTCAGTTCCACCCTCATTAATCCAAAAACACTGCTTTGGATATGCTTTTCCAGATTTTGGCCACCGATACATGTGTCGGACACCATCCTCAAACATTCCTTTATATTCCCCGGTTGCAATAATCTCACCAGGAACATGAACAGGGCGAACCACAGTCCATTCTGTGACTGATTGATCTGGGTGCTGGTACTTTATGACAACTGATTCCAATTCCCCTGTTGGAATGGCTTCTCGCAATACATGCGCTCCGGCTGTTGCACTGAGAGTTACTAATTTTCCGTCGCTATCAGATTCTGGTTTCCAAACATCTCCAGGTGTTCCATATGGAAGCAAGAACCCTTCCTTTTGTGAAGAATCTTCTGGGGTCTTTTTTACATCCTTATCTGCATCATTATCCAAAGCTCCTGCTGGAGTAGCTGGGTCTGGCTTTCCTGGAGGGCCTGGCATAGCTGTTGTTGCTCGATGTGCTGTAAGCCAATTAGCCCTAATGTCACTAGACACGAGGTTTATGGTAGCTTCTCCTCCACCCTCTCCCTGCAAGTTAATTACAGGAGACATCAAAGAAACAGATTCTGGTGATTGTAGTTGGATTGCGCCGTCAGCTTGAATAACAACATCCTTAGCAACTTTAATGTGAAGCTTTCCACCCTCTACATACACAAGACAATCATCACCCACTGCAACATTTAAGTTTGACTTTGCTCTGGCATTAATGTTGCTCTTAGCTAATGCATTCAAATTAGCCCCTGCTTGGAGGTTAATTGCTGCGGTTGCATTTACTGTTGCTGCTGCTCCAGCCTTAACCCTAAAAGCCTCATTTGCATGGAAATTAACAGAGCCTTCGGTGTAGTTGAAGAAGTCTTTGTAGATAAAATTATACTCTGTGTTCTTAACTTTATTGACCTGAGTTCCGTCAGGATGAATCTCTCTAAACGTTCCAGAACGGTGATACCAATGCAATCTCTCTGCACCAGGAGAATCATCAATCTCCACTACATGTCCCGATTCGCTTTCGTATACGTGGTTGTATGGATATACTGCTGCATATGGAGATTGTGGCTCAATAAAGCCACTAGGTTCCTCTGATTGATCTTCTCCCATGCTAGTTCCTTCAAATCCAGCAACTTCACCAGAAGACAAATCCGCAAGCTTTGTACCAAGTACACTACTTTCAATCTTTTCATTTCGAGCTAAACGAGAAGTAAAAGGCTCATTCAATCGTGTTTCAAGTGGGTATCGTGAAATTGGAGCTGCTGCCTGAGTTGTTGAAACAGAGCCTGTAAAGAATTTTCCTTTACTGCTGTCTATGATGGTTTCAGCATCTTCTTGGTTGTATGCACCATCTTTATTGACATCGTATTTGTATTTTTGTGGGTCGTATTGATCCGCCAACACACCAAACGCAATATTTGTTCCGGGAAGTCTATCTGTGTTATAGAACCTTCCTCCTGGTGTTTTTGGTGCATTTTCATCCTCTTCACCCGGCTCTGCTGGTGGAACCATCTCGGGTGGTCTAGGTACTTTACCTGCCTCCAACTCACTATCTGGAGTCATGTCACCATACCCACGCTCTGGGTTGGACGGCTCTGTATCAATACCAGGCATGAACCCAACAACTACAGGCTTCTGTGCCTCAGCACCATCAAGAAAGAATCCCCAACACCAATCACCCTCTTTTAATCCAACGGGGTTTCTACCATTATCAATAGGAAGACTTGGAGTAGCCCAAGGCAAATTCTCAGTGGGCATTTCCAACACATCGTCAGTATGCCAACCAAAAATTCTAACTTTAACTCGGCCTAAGAATAGTGGGTCTTTGCGGTTTTCAACAACGCCCTTCCACCAAATAAAGCCATCTTTTCCGAAAAATGTACTGTCCATAGTCTATATGGATATTTAGCCACATCTACGGAAGGTCATTTTCATCAGGAGGATTTAAATCAACGTCTAAGGTGTGGGAATCACAGGCAACATAAAGCCACATTGTTCCTCTAAGTTTTCCAGATTTTCCGCAAGTTTCGCATGTAACAGAAGACTGTTGTTCAGCATCTTTTATATAAGAGTCTATAATGTCATCAGCATACGACATGTAAAACCTAAGTTTTCCATATTTTTCTTTTACCTGCAAAACCACAAACTCTTCTGCGATATTTTTTGGAAACTGTTGTAGACGCAGATTAATTTTTGCGCAAAGCTCCACTAAAAGGTTGGCCCACCCATCACCACACTCAAATCCAAAAAATATTGGGTTTGATGAGTCTGTGGCAAATAAAGATGGGCAGGTGCTAATAATTCTTTGTGTGTTTTCTAGATTCATAAATTAAAAACAATCATCAAGGCTGTTTTTTTCGGCAAACTTTCCCTCATGCTTATCTACAAAAACAAACATCTTTTGATAGAAGTCTCGAACTTCTTTTGCTTTCTTAGCCAAGTCAAAGATCTTGTGCTCTTTTTTATTCTTAAAGGCTCTAATAACATCATCTTCATCGAGGATAAACCCAACACGGCTGAAGATCAAATCTAGTGCTGGTTGGGTTTTACCAAGGCGCATCGCAACATGCAGGTCAGTAAATTCTGGAAACAGCTTATTTGCTTGAGAAATTAGTTGCGGATCGTACTTAATTTTATTCACCATATTTTCACCAATATATTACGAATCAAACCAAAACACAAATCTGGTTGTATAGTTTCCGCTTCTCTCAATTACAATCATTGATGCAATCGCGGCATTTAATCCAACCGATTCAATATCTCCAAATACATGCTTCATTAACTCTACATTTGATGTTTTATCTAAGATATCTATAGCATTTTTATACCTCTCTCCTTGTATGTCAGAATTATATTGCAACGAATTATATAGATAAAGTCTTCTAGCTTGTATAAGCTCGTCCACATACAGATATGACGCGGTGTGCCATGCTGGATTTTTAATTAAACAATTGTCAGTTGGGTGCGCTGTTGATAATCCATCAGCAAGAAACTCATCTGCCTCTGCTTTAGTATACACAACACCACCATAAAGCCTATTATATGTGTGGTGCTTTTCCTGCTCGGTTTCTACAACACGAGCATAATAATGATTTTTAACATCCAAACTAATTGGGGGGTCGTATGGCAATCCTCTAGGAGATGCGACTGGATTAGTCATACCACGCACACCAGCTAAAATTGAAAACATGGGGTAGTTTCGGCCCAATTGAATATTACAAGAAAATGGGGTTGCTCTAAGTTTTTTAGCAACTGGGTGTTTGCTTGCATTTTTATCATAATATTCTATGTGTGCGTGGATATCACATCCCATTAAGCCTCTTCCACTGTGTTCTGAGGTATTGGTAAAGACTCAACACCAGCTTTAGTTGCAGTTTCAGTTGCTTCCTTGTTCAAGGTCGCCATATCAGCCATTTCATTTGAATTTTGTAGCTCTTGCATAAGAAGATTTCGATAGAAGTGATACCTTCTTTGAAGACCAAGCTTTCGACTGAGCTTAGTTGTTTTTCTGCTGTTAGCTCGAATATACAATTCGGTAACTTTTTGCTCAAGGGATGCTTTTGTTCTTTTATTTCTTGTCATACTTTTATATTCTCATTCATTTGTTTCAAAGTCAATATGTAATGTTGATATTTTTTCTTTCTTTTTATCATCCATTTTCACATACTTATCACTTAATTTATATAATACTAAGTACATAAAATGTGCCAAGTCTGGGGGCATTATCTTAAATGCCAGCCATATACGAACTTCTGTTACAAGACGTAACACGCTGTTTTTAAATAAGATTTTTTCTAAGATTTTTACGCTCGTGTGTAGAGTCTTTTTCATATCCCATCCCACCAATATATTAATATTAATTTATGGTGGAATGTTGGTCAAGAGTTATTTTAATTGCGATTCTAGAGTTGAACAAACAGTTGTTAGTGAAGCCAAATCGCCTTTATATGTATTTGGGTCATTAATTTGTGATTTTGTTTGTGCTATAGTTGTGTTTGTTTGAATGAGAGCATGAATAGCACCATACCTTCTTGCGGCCTGTGGTAGTTTTAAGCTAAAGGTCTTTTGTGTACTAATTGGTACTATTTTTCCGGTACAAGCCCACGATTGCCCCGACACATCTTGCAATACATATCTAACTTTTACCTTTGATGTTGTGGCTGGAATTCCTTGAACAGACAATGAATAGGTTTTATCAACATCCATAAACTTGGATGAAAAAGTTGCAGATGGTTTGATTGGTGTTGGTGTGGCGGTTGGAGTTCTAGTTGGTGTAGACGTTGGGGTTGGTGTGTTAGTTGGTGTTGCTGTGGGTGTAGTAATTATTGTTCCTGTGGGTGTGGGGGTTGGTGTAGGAGTTGGGGTTGGAGGTGCGTTACAAAGAGTCACGGCTTGGTTTACTAGATTTACAGCATTAAGTTGTCCACCACTAACAACATAGTCCTTTAAATTTATGTTTGGGGAGGAGCTGGTTATCAAAAGATTTTTAATCTCAGATGGCGTCAACGTACCGGAACATGCAGATTGGGCAAGAATGATTGCCCCAGAAACATGCGGAGCTGCCATAGATGTTCCAGACTTATATCCGTATGAGGCATTAGGAATAGTGCTTAAAATTGAAGACCCCGGTGCTGCAAGATGCACTGTGGTTTTTCCATAGTTAGAATATGATGCTAATGTGGAGCTTGATGTAATAGCAGCAACTGAAACAATATTAGTATCAGGTAAAGATGCTGGATAGAATGGATACACATCATTACTTTTGTAATTGTTTCCAGCAGCAGCAACAAACACAATTCCTAGGTCTTCAGAGCTTTTAACTGCGGATTTAAGGGCTTCTGAATAAGAACCCCCACCCCAAGAGTTGTTTGTTAAAATTACATTGTGTCCCATCTGCTTAAGTTTGTTGGCGTATGCAATACATTTAATTGCATTTGTTGTGCTTCCGCCACCAGAAGAGCTTAGGAACTTTGCACCAACTAGCTTTACATTCCACGCCACACCAGAGATTCCACGAGAGTTGTTTGTATCAGCACCAATGCTTCCGGCAACATGGGTTCCATGTCCATGGTCATCAAGAGGATTTCCGGTGTTGGTAATTGCGTTTATTCCATGAATATCATCAACATATCCATTGTTATCATCATCAATATAGTTTCCTGGTATTTCTCCTGGATTGGTCCACACATTTTTCTGTAAGTCTTGGTGTGTGTAGTCTATTCCCGTATCAATTACCACAGCAAGAAATGTGTCATTCCCTGTTGTTATATCCCAGGCACTTGGAGCCCGTATTGATGAT